GCGTGCGCGCGCGAATCGAATCCGATCAGTTGGAGGGTGCTATGTGTGAGCAGTATAACCCGACAATTGCATCGCGCGTTCTGCATCTTGCCGACCGCCAGGATGTGACAACCAACGGCAAGGCGATAACGGTCGCAACACAGCCTATTTCCGTGGTCCTCGATCCCGAAGCTGCCAAGATCATCCAGTCCATCGGCAAAATGACAGTAAAGGAATGACGCCCGATCCCGTAACATACAGAGGCAAGACCTACAAAGTCAAAATGTACCTCTACCAGCTATACGACGGGAGCGGCGCCGTCGTCCGTATCTTCGACGAGGGAAGTTCCCGATCCGGAAAAACTTTCGACACGGCAGACTTTCTGTATGACATCTGCGCATCATCGTCCGTACCTCTTAAAATATACTGTTATCGGGCCACGCTTCAAGATTGCAAGGAAAAGACGCTGGACGACTTCCGCAAGAAGCTGCAATTGCGCGGCGTATACGATCCCGATTGTATGCGTGGCGAAAACATTCTCCCTGAATATCGCATCAAGGATAGCGTGATTCGTTTCCGGGGTCTCGATAAAATGGATGTCAAAGAGGGCCACGACTGCGACATCGTATATTTCAACGAGATGCTCGACGGTGTAAGCCGTGCGCAATTCGACAATATCACCATGCGTTGCACGCGGATGGTCATCGGCGACTGGAACCCAAAATACACGGAGCATTGGGCGTTCCATATGGAGGGCGCTCCGGATACTATTTTCACGCACACGACGTACAAGGATAATCCCTTCTGCCCGGCGGGGGTTCGCCGCACAATCGAGGGATACGAACCCACTCCCGAGAATATCGCCGCCGGAACTGCCGACGAATGGCGCTGGAAAGTGTACGGCCTCGGAGTACGTGCCGCGCAGGAGGGGCTGATATTCCCCGACATCGACTGGATCGACGAATTCCCCGAAGACATCGAACGCGTTGTATTGGGCCTCGACTTCGGATTCACAGCAGACCCCACGGCCTGCGTACGTGTCGGATTCCGGATCCCGAACCATCTTTACTTGCAGGAGCTGATATATCAGCCTATCGACGACACTTCGAAATTATATGCAGCGCTTTCGCCGCACTTCTCAAACGGAGTATCCCGATGTTATGCAGATAGCGCCGACAAATATGCCAAATCCCCCGAAAGCATGATAACCGCAATGCGCATTCAAGGGCTTACGGTCATTCCTGTTCGGAAATACCCAGGGTCTGTCATGGATGGCATCACGTCCATGAAAGGATGCAAGATACATTGCGTGCGTTCGCGCAACATGCAGATAGAAGCAAACTCGTACGTGTGGGAGACGGTGAACGGCATCGCCATAAACTACCCGCACGACGAATTCAACCATCTATGGGACGCTGCCAGATATGCCGTTCAGTCTGAATTCAAGAATCTTATTCAAATAGCTGCATAATGAATCTATTCGGCTACGAAATACGCAGGAAAAGCAATAATACAGCCTCAAATTTGCCGGCATCGACATTGAGCTACATCGGCGTACCTCCGGTATTTCAGGGATCAACTGAAACCGTGGGGACGATCGACACCAGGGGCAAAGCGGGACAAGCCAAAGCATACGCACTTTGCTCGCCGCTGATGTCTGTAATCTCGAAGAAATGCGCGGCAATTAAGAATCTACGTCTTGCAGCCACCACGGAAGATGGTGAAGACCTCGAACGACCGGACGCCGTGCGGACCATATCGCATCCTAATAGCGTGCAGGGCATCGCGGACTTCGTGGCACACATCGAGGCCATGACGCAGATTTTCGGCAAAGCCTATATCGTACGCATGGAATCAGTGGGATTCCCGGGAGCTTTCGAGCTGTTCGTCGCCCCCAATCTTTGCGTCACGGAAAATGCCGCAATATCTCCGGCGTTATCGTTCATTCCCGATGCGGATATCGTGGATTACACGGTGACCATTTGCGGATCTTCGATGAAGATAGCCAAAGAAGATATGTTCATCGTTAGAGATGCCTCTTATGATCTCAATGCTTGCGGCGGCAACATCTCCCGAATGGTATCATTGCAGAAGCCGGTGAATACTTTCGTAGCATCCTACGAAGCGGTGCATGAACTGATGATCAACCGCGGTATGCTGGCTATTATCTCGCTGACATCCGGAAGCGGCGATATTATTCGAGATGCTCGGCTGCCGGAAACAGAGTCGGAGAAGAAAAACATACAACAGGCATTCAGAAAGTACGGCATCCGGGCCGATCAATTCAAATACGCTATCACGTCCATGAATGCTGCCGTAAGTCCGGTATCGTCAACGATTACCGATCTGGGACTGACCGACGTACAGAAAGCCTGCAAGAAAGAAATTGCGGACATCTACCAAGTGCCGAGCGTGCTGCTCGACGTAGAGGGTTCAACGTACGCCAACGCCAAAGAAGCGAAGGCGATATTATATAACGACGCGATAATCCCCGAGGCGAATAATATATTCTACGTGCTCAACAGGATATATGGCTTTGAGGATTTCAAGGTGATGCCCTACTACGATCATCTTGAACTCTTCCAAGAATCTAAGCGCGAACAGGCGGCGGGCATGACCAATCTCGTAAATGCCTTGAATAACGCCGTGTCCGGAGGTCTGATGACTACGGAGCAGGCTAAAACAGAACTTTTGAAATATATCGTATAACATGAACTTATCTCAGCAAATAGAAGCGCGCCGGGCGGCAATGGGCAACACTTGCCGCAAAGAGTTCGCCGTGACAAAAGCGGACATTGCGAACGAGGACGAGCATATTATCCTCGTGAAGTTCGCCAATTTCGGCAACAAGGACAGCGCGGGCGATATTCTTATCAAAGGATGCTTCGCCAAGTCCATTAACGACAGGGGCCCGGGATCGGCCACAAACCGCAAAATCGCGTTCGTATGGCAACATGATTTCGCCGACCCTATCGGCCGGATACTGTCTATCGAAGAGCGTGAAGACGGTGCATATGCAGAAGTTAAGCTGAGCAACTTCGACGCGGTGCCGAATGCAAAGCGCGCGTGGTTCCAGCTCAAAGACGGCGATATTAATCAGTTCTCGTTCGGATTCAACTACGTATGGGACAAAATGGAATATGACGAAGCCCTCGACGCGTTCATCGTTAAGGAAGTCGTGTTGCATGAAATATCCGTCGTTACTGCCGGAGCCAACGAGGAAACGGCATTCGTCGGTGCTGTGAAGAGTTTACCGGACGCCATCAAGGTTATGAGCGATGCTCTCAATGCGGCGTCATTGGAGGAGAAAATGAAGATCAAAAAGCAAATCATCGAGACATTGAACGCAGCCGAGCCGGAGAAACCACTCACTGAAAATATGTTCGGGAAAATAGGTTCACATATCAATTAACCAAAAAACACAAAGAAGAATGGAGATTAAATCATTTGTGCTTCCCGCTGGCGTAGAGTTCAGCGAGGACGAGAAAAAGGGCCTGAACGCGCTCGGAGATTATATCAAAGGGCAGTTCGAGGAGATGGTCGCAGGCATCAAGTCACAGAACGAGATCGTCGAGGCTGTCAAGGAGGAGTTCGGGAAACTCGGGCTGTCGCCGGCGAAGATCGAAAAACTGGAGGGCGCGCTTAAAGCTCAAGGCGTCGAGATCGCCACGATGAAGAAAGGCGCTCCCAAGCAGGAGGGACACAAAACGCTGGTCGCCGCTATGGAAGAGGTGCTGAAATCGGAAGAGTTCGCCGCCGCATATAAGGATATGCGGAACGGACGGGGGAGACTCTCGACGGGCGAGTTCGCGCTCAAACTCGACACGTCGGCCGTGACGAACGAAGACCCCAACCGCACCGTGCTGACGACGAAGATTTACGCAGACGCCAGCCCCCGCAATGCGTTCGTGCAACTCTTCACGCGCATCAATGTGCCCGACGACAAGAACCGCATCATGTACAACGATGCTTCCTACACCGACGGCACCGGGTATGCAGAGGAGATGACAAAGCACACCAATACCGACACCGCCACGCTTACGGGCAAATACCGTGAGCTGGCAAAACTCGGTTCCGTGCTTCCTTTCTCGGCTGAGAGCGCCGAAGATTTCGGGTACTTCCTGGCATGGGCGCAGACGAAGGCCCAGCAGGGGATCGCAGCCAAGCTCGATTCTCTGCTGTGGGACGGTGACGGCGTGGATGCCTCCAAGCCCAAACACATCTACGGACTAAAAGCATCCGGCGTTACGGCATTCAATGCAACGACGGCGGGTGTGGCAACCAGCGTGTCAGCACCGAACATCGCCGACCTGATCCTCGCCATGAAAACGCAGGCAAAGGTCGGGACCAACGATTCGATGGCTCCGAATTACGTGCTGATGAACTATGCCACCGAATTCAAGATGCGCACGCTGAAGAACACCCTCGGCGACTACATCACGGTGCTGCCCAATGGGGCCTTGTCGGTGCATGGCATGACGATTATCCCGACCCCGAAACTCTCGGCCTCGGAGCTCGTCGTGCTCGATTCCACGACGCTCCAGCTGCACGACAAGCGCAATATCACTATGGAGATCGAGCGCGTCCCGGAGACGGATTCGTATCGTCTGTGGCTGTGGTATCGCGGGCAAGCCCTCGTTACACGGCCGGATATGAAAGCGAATATCTATGTCGCCGACATCAACACCGCTCTGGCCGCCATCGAGAAAGCAACAGCAGGACCGACCGAGTAACCCATGAAAGCGAAAGATGAAGCAGCTATGACACGCGCCCCCGTTAGGCGCGGTCGTCGCGCCCTTAAAGCCAACGTCCTGCGCGTCGAAGTCATTAGAGCGCACGACGGGATCAACAAGGGCGAAATACTCATCAAATCGCGGGCAACTGCGGAAATGATGATCGCCAAAGGGTTCTATAAAAAGACCTTGGAGGAGTAACCGGATAGGGGCGGCAACACGCCGCCCCTATCTTCAAATAAAATACCATGATCTTAGACGAGCGATATTTCACCTATCCCGAGACATATATTGCGGGGATAGAGACAAAGAGCGACGGTAAACCCGCCGGACCTGCCCCCAAAATCATAAGCGACATCCAGGCATATATCGCCAAATACGAACCTCGGTTTCTGCGAATGCTTCTGGGGTCGGATGTAGCCGACAATATCGAGGATTACCCGGCCATTGTGGCGTTGCTGGCTCAATCTGACAAAGGGACATCCGTAATTGCCAAGTATATCTATTTCTACTACTCGCGCGACCATATGACATTCAACACCGTTGCCGGGGAAAAGTTGAAGAACACCGAAAGCAGCACCCGAACATCTCCGACACATCGGCTCGTCCGCGTGTGGAACGATATGGTAGACGAATGCCGAGAGATCATCCGCATCGTTGACGATGTTAAGCTGTGCCCGGACTTTTACGCAGAGATATTCGAACCGATCAATACTTACAACCTATGAAGATAACCCCCAAAGATACGGTTAGTGATGTTGTGATGCGCAACCGTGCATTATTCAGCATGGGTACCGAACGTATCGTCAAAACCATCCAAGACCTGCCAGAACCCGAGTTTGTGCCTATAAAACGCCGGATGTGGTTCGACAAACGTCTGCCCGTTCGGGACATCGCCGGGATCACGATGGGTGAACTAAACGCCATCGAAGCCCGGAAACCATCGTACGAATACTTCTGTACTGCCCTCGGCGTGATGCTCGGGCTCGTGAAGTTCAACCGCATAGGCGTTGACGGCAATCCGGACTGGAACGCGGGGTTCAGCGTAGACGAGGAGCAAATCGGACGTCTTCGGTTCATCCGTGCCCAACGCTATTTCATTGCCATACAGAAAGGGTTGGAAGGTATCGGCAAATCGTGGAAAAAGCTGGAAATGCCCCTCACGGCCACAGAGATAAAAGCGCGGGTGAAGCGACCAAATCGCGGTCTTGTTGCCGCCTGCCGCAAATACTGCCAGATAATGAACGGCGCCGTAGATATGAATAAAGCATGGAATACGCCGTGGGCGACAGTATACGAAGCATTCGAGGCATGCAAGTGCGACAACATGGAACAGCGAGCCATCTATGAAGCGAACAAATCTAACGGGAGACGGAGACGATGAAAAAAAGCATCAACGAGATATTCAGAGAGTGCGCCGAGGCGGAGGGACTGTGCTCCTATATGTACGCCCGGATAGCCGAAGCGAACTACCTGATGGACGATGTCAAGCAATACCCAGTATTGCTCCGTCAGTTCAACGAGACGATTTCCGAAACACGGATGTCGGACATGCGACGCCGGACGACGACGCTCTATTTCTGCGACGCCCTCGGGGAAGCGGAGCCGGACACGGAGACCGAAGTGCAGCCAATCGTCGAAAAGATGGAAGAACGCGCCTTTGCATTTATCAACCGGATGCGGTCGATGGGTATAGAGGTCGAGCTTGTGGCCAACGCGACGCCCTTTTACGGCAAATTCGACGTGTTAGTGGCGGGCGTAACCCTAAGCGCTACGATGACCTATAACATCTGCTGATATGCCCACCATCCGGCAAATAGAGGAGATATTCAGCCCCGAGCGGATCATCACCATCTGTGAATACGAGTTCGGCCCGCTCGCCGAGCAGATCGCCTTCAATATAATGACCAAGAGGACCAACAGCGGCGCCGATGTCAACGCTTTGGGGCTTCCGGAGGAGACGACCGGCGCAACGGCTGAAAGCCTTAAAACCATCCATGAAGCTACAAATGGTGGACTTACGGTCTCATTTGTCGGGCGCAAAGGCATCAAGAATATCGACGAAGGAAGTTCCCCACAGGATGTGCGAGAGGAGTTCGGCAGCTTCGAGGCATTCCGGAACGCGATAGAGCGGTGGGCGCGGGTTAAAGAATCGAGATGGAACCTTGACCCAAGATCGATAAACGCATATGGCGTCGCTTCAAGCGTCTGGGATCACGGAAGCGTGCTTTATCAAGAGGGCGGAGGAACGGAGATAATGAAAGACTTACTGCCCGAAGTTGTCGATAGAATCAGCAAAAAAATAACAGAGGAACTCGATACATCCATTTATCAACTATTAGATGCGACGATAGAATTATGATATTGCACACAAATGACGTATTCAAGGTAACCCGCCCAGAGGATATCTTCGAGACCCGGGGCCGTTTTGCGTATTTTCGGGTTGAACTGCTCTCCCAAAAGGGGAATATAGACGTGTCCCTTAAATTGACAGGAGGGCCTGATCGGACATTCACTCGGTCTATCACCTTGACACGCAAAACTAACGACAAAGGTGTGGCGGTGTTCCCTGTTGGGCAAATATGCGAAAGTCTGATCCAAGGAACCAAATCGAATTTAATCACCTATGTAATTACCGCCTCCGAATATGACCATGCTGGACCGGCTCTTTACGCAGTCCCTGGATTTGCAGACCGGGAGATTCTCCCCGGATGGGGAGATGGGGAAAATATTTCACAATTCTATCCCGCTGCCCCCTGCATTGTGGTCTATCCGCACGCAGGATTCGAGCAGTCGCTATTTTTCCCGAAACAAACGGGCGAGCTTTTCGTGCTTACGCCCTCCTCGACAACAACAGAGGAATACATCGGATATTCGACATTTTCTCCCATCATCCCGTTTGATCCGGCAAAAATCCCATCTGAAGACCTTGGCAAGCCGCTTGCTGTGGGAGCCACCCCGACAGACTATAATGCGGAGATACGAACTTACTACGATTATTGCACCAAGGGGATATTTTTGAAATGGACGGATGCTGCCGGTATCCTCTATTTATACCGATGGACGCCGGAATCCCAAACCGACGAAATGTCTGCGAGATCTACCTATCATCAACTCGACGATACGCTGACACCTCACGACGTGCAGAACAAGACGCTGGCCAAACGCTATACCTTGCATAGTCGCATTGTTGAAAGGGATGTTTTCAACTTGTGCCGCACGATCCTCGGATGCCAGGATTTGTTCATGTACGACCCGGATGCGGGCAATTGGGTGCGTTTCATGGTTGAAGATTCGGAATCCGAAGACACGGGCGCACCGATGCAAGATTTGGTCGTTGAAATAGTAAGATACGAATATCTATGACAACCTACGAACTATACATCAACGATATTCTGTGCGACCTTTCGAGTGACGAGGTCGTAACCCTGCTTTATCAAAGTCCGATATTTTCGAGCCTCGACAGCATCCAGACGAACCGTTCCTACAATGTTGCGCTGCCGCCTACGCCTGCGAATATGCGGGCTATAGGTCAGGCAGCCCGCCCGGATGTGGATACTGACGCTCCGTATGTACGCCTTCCTGCGATGTTGTACCAGGACGGGGTGCCGCTGTTCACGCAGGGGTTCGCCGTGGTAACGGATATTGCGGATACGATCAATGTAACGCTTACGTGGGGCAACGTGGATAACTTTCAGCCTCTGTTTGACGCGAACCTGCGGGATTTGGGGCCGCAACTGGAGGCGGCAGGGGAGAACATTGTCGCTTGGAATAAGAATACGGCGATCTTGGAAGGTAGCGCAACCGGTGAATATCCCGGCGTTGCTTTCTGGGGCGTGGATTTCGGGATGGGGATATCCGATCCTAAATACCTGCATCCCTCAGTACTGGTGTCGTCGATACTGTCTGCTATCGAGCGGCAGAATGGGGTTACCATCGACGGCAGGGAACGGTTGGCTTATAGTAAAAATCTTGGGCCTATTATTCCGCTCACTCGCAAAAAGGTAGGGCCCAAAGCAAATGGGTATTCCAATTATTGCGATATATCAATGTCGGCCAGCGATATATTGCCCAAAGAGCCGTGGGTAAATACTCGTGGGATATTCTCTACATCCGAGCCGAGAATAAAACTTAATGATTCAGGGACATCATATATTACACTATATCATCCTAATAGCCCGACGGGAGATTTTTTGCTCCCGCACAACGATGCGAACGATATTTCATCGTTGAAGATATCAATTTATTGTGATGGCGTATTTCTGGGAGAGGGCGAGAGTTATGAAAAAACCAAAACCCCGGATACGATGTGGATGTTCAAATTCCACAAAATATCGGTACAAACCGACACGCAAGGGGTTGTAACAGTAAAAATGAGCAAACCTATCTCCGGGTCGATGGTTCCGTTGCCTAATCCTATAATCTCAATTCACAATTCAGATTGGGATATATATTTCCCGGGATTCTTCCCTGTTGCGCCTAATCTTCCCGACATCTCCCAGGGCGATTTTATCCTCGCCCTGATGTCCATGAACGGCCTATTCGCCTATGCGGACAAGAATAGCCCGAACACGATCAAGCTGATAAGCATCGATGACATAATCGCCAATGTTCAGAAAAACGACATCATCGACTGGAGCGACCGGGTTATCCTGAACGATTTTCACCGGGTGGATATGCCCGACGCATCGATTTTCACCATCGATGACCTCGCCCAAAGCAACATCCTCGACTACGACAACGACGACGATGTAAAGGCTGACACGCACGGCACCATCACGATCCGCAACGAAAACATCGAGAAAGAAACGGAGCTGGTGTCGCTGCCTTTCTCTGCATCTGAAAATGCAACGACGGACGGGGTAAATTGCGCCGTTGTGCCGATCTATGAGGATAACGGAAAAGGCGGCGCCAATTATTCGGAGTGCTCACCACGCATTCTATCGGGGCGTGGAGCGTTTATGTCGGGCATTGCCCGATGTATTGGCGTATTCGATCCGTGGATGAAGTTCGGCGGCGAGGAAGGCATTGTAAAGACCCGATACGCCTCCTACCAGAAAGTCGTGGACCGTCTGCGGATCATCACCATTCGGGCAAAACTCACGGCTCTCGATCTCTACAACCTCGACTACACGAAGCCGGTGTATATAGCCCAATTCGGGCAGATATTCGCCATATATTCGGTAGAAACAGGCGAAAACGACATCTGCGACTGCCAACTGCTGAAACTGAAAGTGGACGGAGTGGTGGCAGCAACGTATTATCTGCGCTTGGACGGCAAGAATGAAGACAGCCAATGGGTTGCAGAAGCGGACGGCATTAACGGCACAGCGTATGCCATAACATCGAACGGAACGCCCTATATCGTCGATTACGATTCCCGTCTTTATGTCGATCTGTACGAGGAGGACGGCGATCTGTATCTGTCTATCTCCGCTCCCGAAAACACGGGAACCGAGGAAATTAATTACAACCCTGTCATTCTGGGAATTCAGGAGAACGACGCCGTGCGCCGGCAGGTGGCAGTATCCCAGAAAGCAAAGTCGGCTTAATTTATTAACCATTTAACCCATATGAAGAAATATGGCACAGGACACTATCGACAAGATTATTAATATCCAGTTCAACTATGGCGAACTGGTGCAGGGGTGGCAGAAGGCGACCAGGGAGATCGAAATAAACAAGAAGAACCTTGCGGAACTGAAGCAAGAGTACAAGAATGGTGAAATGTCTGCCTCGGAATACAATCGGGCGTTGCTTGAAATTACAAGCACGACAAAGGCACTAACCGCCGAAAAGAAAGCATACGAGAAAGAGATTCAGAATAACATAAAAATTGAATCACAAGAGACGGGATCGCTGAACCAACTTCGGGCGAGCCTCCAAAAGATGACCGCGCAATACAATGCCATGTCGGCGGCGCGCAGAGAAGGACAGGAGGGGCTATCGCTGGCGGCAGCTATCAAATCGCAGCAGGAAGCCGTCACGGAGGCCGAGAAAGCTCTTGGCAATTATCGGTCGCAAGTAGGTAGCTATGAGGAAGCGATCCGCGCCGTTCTTCCGGCAGAGATGTCCCAAGTCGTGACATTGGGCAAAACCATAGATAAAGCGGGAGGTGTTACAAAGGCTTTCGGGCTGATGACTGCGGCGGTGGGCCGAATGATTAAGGCGGCATTGGCATTCGTTGCCACTCCATTAGGTGCGGTACTGACAGCATTAGCAGTAGGAGCTGCTTTGGTCGTCAAAAACTGGGGCAAATTAACGGACGCATTGGGGATAATAAGCCCGGCAAGGGAAGCCGCTAAAGCTATCGAAAAGCTAAACGAGCAACTCGATTATTTCAACAATAGAGCCGAGAAAAACGGGACCGAGGCCCTAAAAAGATACACCGAAGCCCTAAAAAATGCCAAAGGGGATGCCGAAGCATTGGCCAAAGCACAAAGGGACTATAATATTGAGTTGCTGAACGCCGAGTATGAACGCGCAAGGATAGCCCGGGAGGCTGCATATGAGGCCGAAGCAAAGGCATACGCTGCATATGTCCGCAGACAGAACGATGAAACGACAAAATCCCTCCAAGAAGCTAAGGATGCAGTTCAAAAGGCAAACGCAGATTTTGCGCAAGCCGATTATGAAAGAACAAAATTTCATGCGGACGCATTGGCTAAACAGGTAGAGGACGAGAAGAAAGCCGCAGAGGAGGCAGCCAAACTTCGCACCGCCGCTACAAAGAAAGCCGCCGAAGAAGAAAAGAAAGCCCGGATCAAGGCAGCCGAAGAAGCGCATGAAAAACTCGTCGCTTTATGGGATCGGGAACAAGCGGACGAGACTAACCGTATAGGCGGGTTGCAAATGGCTATTGCCCAAAAAGAGGAGGAATACAAAAACCGACTTCTTAAGGCGCAAACACAAGGTGGAGATACCAACGCCCAAGAAGAGATGATCCGTATTGCTCAGGAGCAGGTCAACATACTACAGGAGCAGTTGCAAGATGTAGAAACGTTCAGGACCGCATACGAGGCGATGGGGCTTTCTGGAATTGAAATAGACAATAAGCGTCTCGAAGCCTTGAAAGCACTACAAGATGCGCAAAAAGCACTTCAAGGTGCCCAAAACAAAGCCGCCGAGGACGAAAGAAAAGCCCAAGAACGAAGCACCGCAATGAGCATACAATCGGCACAGCAACTGGCCGGAGCATTGGAAGAACTTGCCGAAGCCGCCGGGGCAGATGCGGGGGTTGTCGCAATGTTGGCAATCGCCGAATCGGCCGCTGCGATGGGAGCGGCGTTACACAAAGCATTTTCATCTTCCGCTACCGTTTGGGATGGTATTGCCGGGGCGGTGGCTGCAATTTCGACCATTACGACCATAATAACGCAAATTAAATCGCTCAACAGTTCCGCAGAAGAAGAAAGAAGTAAATACCGATACGCCTCCGGCGGCCTTGTCACAGGGCCGGGCTCCGGAACTTCGGACAGCATCCCCGCAATGTTATCCAACGGCGAAGCTGTGATGACCGCCCAGGCTGTCAACGACTGGGGCGCAATGCTCTCGGCCATGAACGTGGCAAGCGGTGGAAACGCCATCCAAGTATCGAATCTTCCCCAGCGCAACGACGGAATGAAGGGAATGGAGCGCATGATGGAACGGGCCCTGATGAATATGCCGGCGCCCATTGTTTCGGTGGTTGACATCAACAAGGGGCAGAAGCGGGTCAAGGTTCAAAACAGCCTCGGAAAATTGGGGCGAAAAAAATACAAATAATTATTGCACAACGTGCCGAAGGTTTACACCTTTGTCACGAACGCTTATGAAGATATAAGCCGCGGAATCATGTACGAAATAACACCTACATATCACCACCCTGTAGTGGCCGAATCTGCCATAAGCGCGAGTGCTTTGTCTAACTTAACACATTAAACTAATGGCAGTACAGGCATGTACCACTACGCTCGGGCGAGACATTCTCAATGATTGCAACGAGCCCCACGCAAAAGGCGTGGAAAAGTTTTTCTATTTCATCTCCCGGGATGCTATCGACTGGGACAAATCCACGCGCGAAGGCTTCGTGGTTACCAACTTGGTGGCCCTGACCGGCAAGCGGGGTTACAAGGTCCGTAACCCATCGAATGAAACCCCGGCGATCACCATCACAGACCAAAACCCGAGCATCGACGCCGCATGGGACAAGGTTCTCCCCGTTACCCTTTTGGCTGACAGCCCGGAGAATGCCGCCGCAGTTCTCGGATTGAAGCAGGACAAATATGTCTGCATCTACGAGAACATGGAGAAAGGCGACGCGGGCAAACAGGCGTTCGGCGTCATCGGCTGGGAGCAGGGCGCGACTGGTGTAGATCTGAATATGGACAAGAGCGGAGATGTCGGCGGATGGACCGGCAATATCACCGAAACCGGGGCCCCTACTCCTAATCTGTTCTTCTACAAGACGGACTACGCAACGACGAAGGCGGCGCTCGAATCGCTGTGTTCGGCAGCGGCCTAATCATGCAGACGCAGGAATGGTATAGAGAGAGGGTTTCGGCCCCCTCTCTATCCGATGCCGACAAGTCTGTTATCAGGGCAGATTGGAAGCAGGTCACGGGCAAGGATTTCACCGCATCATTCAACGCCCGGTGCCCGAACTGTCATCACGATGCGGCAATACTAATTTTACGGACTATGAACAAGCAGGAAAACGGCGGATACATTCTTAAGAGGGGTGTCGCTTTCAGATACAAAGGCAAAGTATATACCGCCGACAATATCACAGCTCCGGCCGCTGAATGGTATATCTCGCAAGACCTGAAGCACCGTGACGATTTTGAAGTCCTTGCAAAGGATTACGACGAGTACGATATAGTATCTTTCAATCGCAAAGAGGAATAATATGGCTGACGACAATATTCGCCACGTCAATTATGCCAGTGATTTCCGAGTGGTGTTTTCATTTCCAGACGGCCGACTCCCGGATTATCCTTGGCACATCGAGCTAAAGACACCGGACACCCCGGCGTATAATACTTATGTGGCCTCGTTTGACGGGTCAGTTTACAGGCGGTGCGTGCCACTTGAAGATAATTCCATTCTGGTGCTTGTGGACAGGCACCATCTTGCGCCCGGCATCCTGTGCTACCAGATGAAGCGAGATGTCCCTGACAGTCTATTCCCCGACGGTGAAATGAATATCGCAACGCCGGGATGCACCAGCATTGAGTTGTGGAGTGGAACATCGGAAGAACTGCCCATTGAGCAGATCAATACGATCATTGCCACACTCAAAGGCGAGCCAGGAGACGCCGGACAAATAGAAAACATAACCGCTTCAGTTAATAATACAACCGGCGCACCAAACGTAGAAGTTCAACTTGGAGGCACCCCCGAAAAACGAACTATAGCTCTTAAATTTTCGGGGATCAAGGGCGAAACTCCCAAAATATCGGCCGACGAGGAAGGCAATATCTATTCTGACGGAGAGCTTGTGACCGCTGTCGTGGCGGAGGTCGTCGTTAAAGCCGACACCGCGTCCACCAACGCCGACCAGCAGGCCGCGCGTGCGAAGTCTCTGGCCGACCACCCTCCGAAGATCGTAACGGTCGACGATACGAATTACTGGGCCTTCTGGGATGAAACGACAAAAGACTATATCACCTCGTCCGTCCGCTCGGATGGCGGTCCGATCTTCGCCACGTTCGACATTGATCCGGCGACAATGCTCCTGGGCGTGAATTACCAGCCCGGCTACGGCCGCGGTTCCGAGTTCGAACTCAAGGATGACGGGCATTTGTATTACGAAATTAACGACTGACAGATATGGCAAAGACAAATTTAGGGAAAGTAGGTCTTACGCCCAAAAAGGCGTATTCGGCGAGCATTACATACGAGCGCCTGGACTTCGTAACAACCGGTGATTCGTCCTACGTTTCACTCCAAGATAACAACCTCGGACACCCGGTGACGGACGGGGCTTGGTGGCAGGTTTTGGCCTCCGGGGCCGCTTCGACGGAAGCCGCAACCGCCGCCCTCGACGCTGCCGCCAAAGCTCTTGAAGCCGCCGCAGCGGCCGCTCCCGTCGTTGTCAACGTCGAAGGTGCGGATGTCACGATCAACGTCGAAGGCAACCACAAATACATCTGCGGGGAGCTGACCTCGCTCAAGATCGGGACCGTGGAAAAATCGGCCCGGACTTCGGCGATCTTCTTCACATCGGGAAACGTTGCCACGGAACTCACCTGGTCGGATGACCTCGTGGACATCATCGGCTACAAGACCCCGGCGCCGAATCGAGCCTACGAGATCAATATCGAGGAACTCCGCGCAATCATCGAATAGCCATGGACCGCAGACGAAGTTTGTTGAAGATCGCCGCGCTGCGCAGCGAGCGCGAGCGGCAGGTGGGGGTGAATTGCACGAAAGGGTGTCTCCAATCACAGGACGCCGGACTGCTATTCGACGGCCCGCGAACTCTTGAGTGTTTTTTCAAGTACATCTCCAGCGATAAAATGCAAGTGATAGCCGGGTTTGACATTTCCATGATTGAAATTCAAATCCTGAAGACAAATCAGCTTCGCGTCTATTGCGGGGACGGAAACGCGAAGGTAGACATTATTCCAGGGGATAGCTATCTTGTTGATGTTGCCTACGACGGTACTACGGCGATATGCTATCTGAATGGAGCGGAAGCCGCACGATTCCCGGTTACGGGATACAAGGTCATGGATTCATTCAGGACCGGCAGCAATACATATATCCCCCAAGGCTCGCTCGTATTTTGCCGCCACTACAACTACGCCCTTTCCGCGGAAGAAGTAGCCGCACACTACAACGACGGTGATCCCGCTGGATACATCTTGCCGAGGAACCTTAAGAATATCAAGGATGTGGGGTTCACTCCTAAAACGTTCGAATTTGATATGGATAGCCGATATTATCAGCGCATTTTAGAATCGGACGAATTGGAGTCGGGGAGAAGATATCGGGTGGATTATGTCGTGGAAGAATGGGATATTGCCCCCGCTGTCATGGCTACTTGTGGTATAAGCTGTGGTGTGAAAGCCGTTGCTGGTAATCAATATTGGAATAATCTTTCTGAGGCTAAATTAGGTGAAAATCAATATGTTGTTGTAGACACGAAAAAAACAGGCATTCCGTTTATGTATGTTTACGGATCGGACCCTGCATACCCACATACTTCCCGCCGGTTGAAAGTAACGGTTCACTCTGTCAAGATGCTCGGCTGCGTCGCCGAGTATTTGCCGAAGAATCTTGTAGCGGATAATAACGGCATCGCCTCGTTCTGGCTCGACAGCGCCAAGCAGTTCCCGCTGAATGATGAATACCTGCCGCCGCTTTTGCAAAGCGACGGTGGGTATGACTTGACTGCGAACGGAACGCCGCAGATAATCATCAAATAAACCGAAAACAATGAACAACTACGCAAAACTGATCGACGGGCGTCTGAAGTACGCCCCTACAGCAATCCGAACCGACGAAGGGCTTGTTTGCAACCCGCGGCCGGACAAACTGATCCCGCTGGGATACAAAGAGGTGGTCTTCGACGAGCAGCCGGAACCGTCCGACCCTCCGAAGCATTACCGGGAGGTCTACACCGAAGAGGCGGACCGCATCCGGGTCGGCTGGGAAGAATACACGTCTGTACCGGAGCCGCAGCCCGATCCCGAACAGTTGCGGGAAATGGCCTACCGGGCCGAAGCGGATCAATATCTGATGGCCTACGAAGGCTATCTGGCCGAGGGCAAGATACTCGAAGCCGACGAGCAGAAGGCACTCTATCTTGCCAAGAAGGCCGAGATCAGGGAGCGATTCCCGGATAAGTAACTTGTCGGTCGAACTCTCGAAATACCACAAATATATGAAAAGACTTATCAATGAACTCATCGGATGGCTCAACGCCATCGCTAAAGACAAATACCAACACTTCGCAGTCGGGGCGGTCATCGCCTCCGCGGCGTTGATCGTGGCCGTGCCGTTGGGCGTCTGGTGGCGGTGGCTGCCCTTGTTGGTGTCGATAATCGCCGTAATGACGGCCGCCGTTGTCAAGGAGCGCAAGATCGACCCGAAAGCCGACATGCAGGACATTCTATGGACGCTCGCAGGAGGAGCCGTAGAATGGGTGGTGTTCATCGTGTTTACCCTAACTGCGAGATAGGATGGACTGGACTACTATTATCATTTCCTTGGGCGGGGCGTTGTTGACTGGCGGCGGAGCCTTGTCTTTGCTTTACTATAAAGAAAATCGTCGGGCCAAGCAGATCGACAACGAAAAATCCGTCGTCGAGGAGTGGCGCGGGATCGCCGAAGAGCGAAAGGCCCGTTGCGACGAACTCAAGGAATCACTTGACCGGAAGGATGCGAAGATCGACGCCCTGTACAAGGAGAATTCCGAGCTGCGCAAACGAAACGACAAACTATCCTCTGCGAATACTGCGCTGTCGATTCTCAAATGCAAAGTCCTGGGATGCGACAAGCGCCAGCCACCGTTCGGCAAGAATGAAAACTATGAATCGTGAATTAAGATGACTTTAATAAAAAAGAATATGACACCGCGAGGATTAAGAAACAACAACCCGCTGAATATCGAGAAAACAAAGAGTGGCAATCCTTGGCAAGGAGAGATTGTACCGTCGAAGGACAGTCGTTTCGCGCAGTTCACAACAATGGCCTACGGGTATCGGGCTGCATTCAAACTGCTGAACAATTACCAGCGCAACTATGGGCTGGATACCATCCGGAAGATGATCGGCCGCTGGGCGCCCAGTAACGAGAACCACACGGACGCCTACGTCCGCACCGTGGCCGAGAGATCGGGTGTACCCGCCGATAGCCGAATCACCGCGACCAACCGGGATGTGATGGTTCCCGTAGTTGCGGCAATGTCGTTCGTGGAAAATGGCGTGGAAGCCAAAATGTCCGACGTACAGGCCGGATGGGAACTATTTATCAAAGGATAAAACGTATTATTATGAGAATCAACTTATACAACGAAGATTGCCTGATTGGAATGAAGCGTATCCCCGATGCAAGTGTGGACTGCGTGCTGACCGACCCGCCGTACTTGTACCTCAAGAATCAGAAACTCGACCGTTCTTTCGATGAGCAGGCGTTTTTTGCAGAGGTAAAGCGGATTTTGAAAAAAGATGGATTCATCGTAATGTTCGGACGCGGAACCTCCTTCTATCGCTGGAATACGATTTTGGCAGACCTTGGATTCAATTTCAAAGAGGAAATCATCTGGGATAAATCTTATATCTCATCCCCATTGATGGCGATATCTCGTGTGCACGAAACCGTCTCGATATATACGAAGGGGAAGGGCACGATAAATCGCTGTAAGGTACCTTATCTGGAGGCGAAAGCGCATAATATTGACTCTATTATCGCTGACATCAAGCGATTATGCACTATTTTTCATAATCCAAAGTCATTAAAGGCCGTAGAGGATTTTTTGACACAAAATAAACTAAAATACGAGCCAGATAAACGCCGCAGATGTCACGTAACCGCGCAAACAGGCTTTGGCAGCGAAGATCGAAATGCCGCTGTCATGCGGGCAATGAGCGACGGATACACGGAAAAAAGTATTATCCGATCCGATTTATATAAATGTAGTACATCCAATAAACATAATTTTCACGGTGATATGAGAGTAGGCGATCGATCATGTAATGTGATGCAATCTGTCGAGTTCGGTCAAAGCGAGAAATCCATCATCAAACAGCCCCGCGATCACTATGCAACGATTCATCCTACGCAGAAGCCTGTGCGGCTGTTGGAACGCCTGCTTGCGCTCGTAACCAAAGAGGGCGATATAATACTCGATCCGTTTGCAGGTTCGGCCTCGACGGCCATTGCCTGCATGGATACGGGGAGGGATTTCATCGGATACGAGATCGACAAGGAGTATTATGTCAGAGCGATGGGTCGAATTTCGAAACACCAACCGAAATTAGGTTTACAAACGGCATGAAAAAATATCTCTTCATCGCCCTGCTGATAGTTAGCGGGTTGTTGTGGCTGCAAACGGTGCGGTTGCGAGGTGAACGGTCCGAGCGCAAGCGCGTCCAGTCCAACAACGAGGTATTGACCGACAGCGTGGAGTTCTACCGGACGGCCAGCGGCAAACATGCCGCATCCCGGCAGATACTTGAACTCCGAACCGGAGAACTGGAGCGGTACAATGCGCAACTGGCCGCGCAGATCCGGGAGCTGCGGATCAAGGTCCGGCGGCTGGAGGCGGCGGCCACGACGGCCACGCGGACCGAGGTGCAGATCACGGCGCCCCTGGAACCCGCAGACCCGCAGTCGTCGTCAGCATGGGAGAAATACGGCGCAGGGGTGCGGAGGGCTGCCGATTCGGTAAAGACGGCCCTTAACCGGAAATTCCCCGGACTGCCGAGCGTCCCCGAAGCGAAGGTTTTCAGATGGTCGGATCGCCATGTGAGCGTGGACGGCATAATCCGGGCTGATTCGGTGAGTTGCCAGGTTGTAAGCATCGACACACTCCAGCAGATTGTCCACCGGGTCCCGCGCCGGTTCCTGTTCATCCGATGGGGCACGAAGGCAATCCGGCAAGAGGTTGTATCGTCGAATCCGCATACCAACATTATCTATACCGAGTACATAGAATTTAATAAAGGAAAGCGATGAAAATCATCTACAACAACATTATTCCATTCCCGGGATTTGCCGCCATAAACCTATTCGGGGTAATATTCGCCCGCAAAAAGTATCGCCCGCTGTCGGAAACAACCGTAAACCACGAAGCAATCCATACCGAGCAAATGAAAGAACTGCTGTATGTGGGATTCTACCTCTGCTACCTTGTCGAATGGATCGTGCGGCTGTTCATGAAAGGCAACGCCTACCGTAATATCTCCTTCGAAAGGGAGGCGTACAACTGCCAGCATATCCCCGGATATGCGCAAATAAGGCAGCGGTTCGCACAATGGCGATAAATTAATGTCTCTTGGGGATGGACATAAAAAGTCCCCAACGCTCCTCTCCATTATACCACTAATGTGTGCCATACGCACCGAGCATTGAGGACTATTCCTTAATTCGGGCGTATGGCTTTTTACATTAGTGGTATGTCAAATTTAAACTAAATATTTGATATGGAGATACGTAAAACCGAGATTTTTGCAAAAATACTCGATATTGTTGCAAATGAAACAGAATTGACATCCGAGCAAATCCTTTCGTGTTGTCGCACGGCCGAAACGGTTGATGCCCGTTACATGCTCGTTCATCTATTGCGGCGCGAAGGTATATACATCAGCGAGATCGCCCGCATGATGCATTTCTCTCGCCGAGGTATCGAAAAAATGCTTTCTCAGTTCGAGGACCGCCTCTCTCAAAGCGGACACATCTTCAAAGTGACCTTTGAACGCATTGCGAACAAAGTGCGCATAGCCTTCGAATCATCCCGTTGACCACCCTGCCGAGCCTGACCACCTTTGCATTGTAGCTATAATACAATGCTACCTCAATCGCTGAAGAGGTAAGAGGCGGACGAAATCATGTATATACATGGAAGCAGATTATTTAACGTCGGGCGATCTGGCTATGTGGGAGAGCAATCGCCATTGCTACAAGCACCGCGACGGCATGGCCGCCACGGGTATCGGTCTGGCTGCCGGTCTGGGCAGCGGCGCACTCCTTCTGGCTGCAGCCGGAATCTGGGGCATTAACCAGGCATCCAAAGCTCGCAGCGAGGGTGCAAGCAAGGCCATCGACATCCTCGCCCAGACGCAGCTCCAGGAGCGCGTTTCGCGTGAGGGCTGGCAGAACAACCATGCACCTACGATCAGCCAGTACGTTGATGTACGGGCAGGTGCAGGCGCCGGGGCAGGCGCTAACGCGCTGTCGAACGCCGAAGCAATCGCGCTGGCTCAGGCGATCAATGGCAATTCGGGGCTCAACTCCGCCATTGGAGGGTGCAATTTCCTCCGCGTGGCGAGGTATTCCGCCCCGCAGCCTTGTGGTTGCGACACGTGCCAGGGTTAGCCCTTCCGGGGTGGGGCGGGAATCCGTCCCACCCTTAACCCTTAAAACCGCTACGATATGCTATTCGCTAAAAAAGAGTATCACAATATGGACACAATCCGCACGACATCCAAAGACGCCCTGAAAAGATCGCTTATGCAGATGTATCAAGGCGATGTAGCCACGATGGAGCGGATGTATGATTTCTACATGAAAGACATGGAGAAGGTCCCCGATTTCGACCCGGTACCACCATCGATGCTCCAGCAGGCAAAAACAACCATCGGGGAGCTGTTCGGATGGGCCGATGCCAATCAAGACAAATTGGTCGGCGCCTACAATCTATTCAGAACTATCAGAAGCGGAGAGCCTATAAGCACCGTGAGTGCCGCTGCTCCCGTAGCCGATGTCCCACCACTACCGAAACTATAAGCCATGCAACCCTATAAGATCGAAATATACATATATGCTGAATCCGAGCAGGAAGCCCGGGAGGTGCAGCAGGCAGCCTATGATTTCGTGAACGAGAACTACCAGCGAGGAGGGCTCGTGACGGCATCCAAACTGAAAGACCTGCTGATAAAATACAAGAACAACTTTTTCGTGCAAAACTTTCTGAAACGATGAGCGAGAACACCAATCCCCAGGAACCGCGTCAGCAGCGGAACCTTTTTGAACAGATACTATTTGGAGTGCAGGTAACGAACGACAATATCGTGACGCTGCACGGCCGCGTAGACGCCTTCGAGGCGAAAATAAATGCGATATACGATGCACTATACCCTACCTCCGAGCCTAATGCCTCCGGCGCGGATGAAAAAATAGAGACAGTAGGAGGCAAAACTAAATAATTACCCATTTTATGAGCTGTAACAAAATTCAAGCGGCTGTTATTACACCCGTTCTGGCGGCCGGATCGGTGGCTTCGCCGTACTTTTATGAGGTGAACATCACCCAGCGGCTTTGCTATCCGACGTGCGCAGACAACACTCCAGTGTTCAATCCGCAGTTCTCGCTCAAATCGTTGTCCCAGGTTGGGACAGGACGATATGTGGCCACCATCCATGTCGAGGGCATCATCTCCTATGTTCCGTGTAACGGCGGATGCGGATGCACCAAGCAGCAACCTCTCTCGCAGGATTTCACGATTCCCATTCAGTCGGCATCGGCACCCACCGTAACCATCGAGCAGGGAACCGCGATGAACGCCGTGGCAGCATCAGCCTGCCAGCCGTGTAGCCGGACATTTGTATCGGAGACGCCGATCACCGTAACGGTGGCAACGGCCGCAACCCCAACAGCGTAGCGGTATGCTGTGGATAGCCCTGCTCACTATGATATGCGCCACCATTGCGCAGCACCTCGGGCTGGCCGAGAAGATCGCGCAGATCGGCAGCCAGGTCATGGCATGCCCGAAATGCCTCTCGTTCTGGGCTACGCTCTTTGTGCTGCTCGTTAACGGATGCAACATACTATGTGCGGTAGGGCTATCCCTATTTATGGCATACATTGCTAATTGGGTCGGATTCGCATATTATGGTGCGGAGAAATTATACGAAATATTATGGCAAAGAACAACAAGAAACCCGGATCAACATCCTCAAAAGAAAAGGTCGAACCGGCGGTAATAATCCATACGCCAAATATCGTGGGAGTATATAAACCGCTGCCGCGGGTGAGGGCGTGCAAAAACTGTTAGATATGACATCAAGTGAAATGAAAGAACAATACGAGCGACTACATGACAAGATGGCCAGCATGGACGATGAGCACGCAGAAAAGGTGTTCGCGGGAGCCCAGATGTGGGCATTCGGGAAAATCGCGGAAACGTCGCCGACCATCGCCGAAATGTGGCTTGGGAAAATGGAGGCGATATGCTGGTATAATTACCTGTCAGATGCCGAGGCAAAGATGATCGCCGCGAAGCTCGTAAACCAAGACGGAAACACCGGAGCAAAATGGAGCAAGGACGCATTCCTGCAAACCGTGGAAAAGCTGGACGGGGAGGTCGAAAAGGAGCCGTATTACAACGACAATGCCCTATGGGTTACGGCTGTAATGATATACAGCGATCACGCCAAGAGTATCGCCGAGGATATGGGACACGCTTCGCCGGCTGATATTCCGTCCGAAAAAATGGCGCGATCTTGCTACCGGAAAGCCGTGGAGAAACTCTGCGACAAGGATCGGAAGCACTTTATCCGAGAGTATTTCGAAGATGAACTGACGTAGAAAAACGTCCTCGCATTAATTGCGGGGACGCTACTTTGTTATGAATGAAGAAATGACATACTGGATGTCGCAGCTCGAAATAAGCGAGTGCTCCGCACCGCTGTTCGCCCTTGTGATCGCAAAGATCATGGAGGCTATATGAATCAAAACCGCGTCAGCAATGCGGCATTTTTCTCTCGTTCTTCTCGTTCAAAAGAAGCGAGATAATTTTCTGTCGTCTTCAAGTCCGTATGTCCGAGGCTTTCGGAAATATAGGCTATACTTGCCCCGGAACGCTTCAATACGGTGGCGAATGAATGGCGGGCCGTATATGTTGAAACCGGAGGCAACCCTAATGCTTTGGAAATAGACCTAAATTTACGATTTATGCAGCTTGTTAGGTCTTTTGCCTTTTGCCGCTGCTCCTCAATAGATTCTTTGCCCGTAAGAATAGGAAATATAAAACTATCAGGACTTTCTTTGTTGCCCCATCGTGATATAATATCCTGCATTTGAGGTACAATTATCGCCCGCACGGCTTTCCGGGACTTTGTGCGGTGCTCCGTCTTTTTCCGTACATAACTTATTTCCCCGTCCTCAATATCACTATATCGCAACCTTACGAAGTCGGCGACATTGATTCCATTGCACAAATACATAAACAGCCAATAATCGCGGTATTTTGCCGTTGCTTCGTATCCATCATCATAACGGGCTATCAAGCCTATCTGCTCCAATGTAAGGGCCAGTTTACGCCCCTCTCCTTCCTGTATCTCGTAGCGCCCCCGACCGAATGGATATTGTGCTTCCTTTACAATACCAATAGCCCGCGCCTGGTTGAATATCGATCGCAGAGCGCGCATATATATCGCAATAGTTGTCTGCCCCTTACCCGAAGCACGCATAAACTCTTCGAATCGACGCAGCCATGAAATAGATACGTCGATATATTGAACCTCCCGCTTTGAAAAAGCATTCATCGACAGCAGCAATGCACGCAGAATATCCGCCGTCCCTATGTGGGATGTTCCCCGCAATTCATGCTCTTTGATTTGGATGGATGCATTTACCGAAGTAGCGCCGGCTCCTTTCAAACGAGCACCTAACAATTCAAGCGTGAAACAACCTTTTGACGTTAAATCCTCGACAGCTTGTCGAACCAATTCAAAACTATTTTCTATATCTTTGCGAACGGATACAAGCGAATGAAGGCGCGTCGCATTGAGCCGCTGCCAATCATCGGGCATCATACTCTTACCGGTTGGGTAATAAGAGCGCACACGACGATACGATACCCGGATACGCACGGGATACTGGCCATTTGCCAACGCCCGGCGGGTGTCGAGAATAGTGGCCACCGTTACGCCATCCTTTGAATAGTAGTGGTTGTTCATTGCACATTATTTGCACACATCTTATTTATTGCGTGCAAAGATATGCAAAGATATGAAAAATAAAATTGCTCGACAAGTGTTGTTGTAAACGATATGAAAAGCTATGAAAAGCCATGAAAACCAATAAAATATGCATGGCATGCAAGAGGTCACGAGTTCGAATCTCGTATTCTCCAC